CTAGCGGCCACCGATGATTGTAGCTCTGAACGATGTCGGGTTGATGGGGGCGTTAACCGCATTATAAAAAAGGATCCTGAACGAGTCCTGTGTCTTATATACAACTCGATGGACGATGAAAAATGCGTCTTCTGTATATTCCACGTCAACCCTGTAGTTATCAGTAACGAGATTGGCCATGCTTACATTGAATTGGCCAACAGCTTCAGTAGTGCATCCTGTAACGAACCCGGTAACCGTGTTACTAGAATCCCGTCTGAACAATGTCCCCGTAACCCCGCCATTGATGTCATTATTTTTAACGTTAGACCAGCTATCGCAGACCAGCCCCTCTAATGATACAGGGCCAGCATTCTGCCCTGATGCGAATGTAATCATGTGCCAGCCCGCTGTTGTCACATGCAAGTAGCCCGCTGTTGCGAGTTGAGAAAATCGCTCAGTAGCCCGGTTTTTTGATGTGTCACCCGAAATAGAACGCCCTGAAACAATGTAGTCTGGGTCTTGTAAAATAGTAGGGATTTCAACATTTGACGGATACAACGGCTGACGTGCTCCATTATTCAGAATCATGTCAACCGTCCACGGGCCTTTTGCATGAAATGACGGGTAGATTAATGAATTATCTTCTTTGACATATACCGCTATTGTTACGTTTCCGCCAACTGGGTCGTTGGGTAACATAACCCCAACAGCCTCAGGATTGTCAGCTGCACCGAGGAACGGCGGCGAGGTGCCGTTAGTGTATTCATTTCTCTTCAATGTAACGTTAGACGATACAGGGGTATAAAACGGGTGAGGGAGGACGACGGAACCCTGCCGAATGACGCACGGCTTTTTGTAATCCAGCTGCATAAAAACCGCGGCCAGTTTCTTGCCCAGTATCTCTATAAACTCTTCACGTAAATGAACACCATCAAACGCGGATTCGCTTAAACCATACTGCCGAATCAGCTCCCGCTTTGTATCAATAAACATACATCCGAATTCATTCGCGACAGATTTAACCGCTGAGTCATATACCCATGACACATAGCCTTCTGTCAGATTACCCATCGGCGAGATATTTGCACCACCGACAAACTGCGTCGTACTCAGCAATACTACACATCTGCGGCGTAACAGCTCTCTCGCAACAAACTTACGCATGACTACAGAAAAATTTTTACCGCTATAGAGAGAGTCGCCGTCCACATTTTCGGGCACATTACCGTTATTGGTGGCAGTCTTAATATCATTAATGCCCAACATGATTGTTGAAATATCACCGTCCGAACCATCATTCATCGTTCGGATATAGTGGACTAATGCTGTATCCCCTTGATGAGCCTGATTCTGATGCGTCCATACTGACTGCGTTAATGACGACATCACCTCTGCGGTCACAGATGGATACGTAACAGACATCTGTCCACCGCCTGGGCCTTGTGCCCATGTGATGCTATCCCCATAACTGATCATTCTGATAGGTTTATTAGTCCGCAGCTTGGCTTGATATTGTGTATAGCTGAGATTTTCTAACTCATTTAGTTTGTCGTAATCGTCAAACTCTAACATCCCACCATTCGAAACTAGCTTATGCAGTTCATCGTCAGATGTGATTTCCGATTCTGCATGACCGGGGATAATATTTCGCGATGAGTTATAAACAAATGTATAGCCGACATCCGTTAAATAAACGCGCTGGCCATCAATAAACCGTTCAAATGCCTTCGCGTTCGCTAATGTGAAGCGAATAACTTGCAGGCCACCGATCATTAAAAAACCCGTCGGTGCCGCCAGTTCGCTCCGCAACGCCACATCGCCGACGTTAATCCAGTTGCCGTCCTCATCAGGGGATGCCCCAGAGATAACATGAGGTGCATCCAGATTTCCGGCGTAGCGATACCACGACCCCTGATAGTTCACAATCTGTGTCGGCAATGAGATTTCCAGACCTATCTCCCACAGCCCCAATTGAATCCATCCCAGATCATCAAACGCGGTGTTGAATTTCTGATACAACCAACGCGTGCGGTTTGCCAGGTCTTTTAACGGTTTATTCGCAGCACCATTCGGCCCACCGCCAACTGGGTCGTTACGCTCTATTTGATAAACGCCTTCGGTCCACTGGGGCGATTCAGGTAAATTAGCCATTTGTTTTCTCTCCTGGTGCAGAAATTAATAAGCGAAATTGTGTTCGCCGTTAAAATCGATTTCGTCGTTATAAGTGATTGTGCGGAAGTCATTAATCATTGAGATGCGCCCGAACATGCCCAGTTCTCTTGACGGGGTCTTTTGCAGGTCGGGCAATATTAATGACGTGGTTTCTAATCCGACGAGGTTATTGCCTGTATTAATCAGTTCTAACATTCCGACGGGATCGATATTGACGCGGTAGAGTTCGACCAGCGTTTTCCTGCTGTTCTCTGCAAGATTGATACTTTCATAGCGCAAACCGAACTCTCCAGGTGTAGACGTCAAGACGGGAACAGCCTGATAGCTGGCATAGTCATAGCTGGCGAGCACGGGCTCTTCTGCGGGCGTTGTCAGGAAATCAATTGCGCCCCAGTCTGCATCGAGAGTGTAATCAATTCCCTCGGTCAGACCGTCCAACACGACTGAACGCACATTCTGAAACTCAAGACAGATACGGTTCCCCGCCACGATGCCCAGCGGTAATTCCTCACTATTCCAGTTCTGGCGATATTTGTACTTTTCGCCGTACAGCAGAATAGCCAGGTTGTCGGCGGACACGTCATGCCATGTTGCCGTGATGCCGCCATTTCGCGCCGTGATATGGCGCTGGGCCTGCAACAGACTGCCGCCGCGTGAAACTTTTCCGACTTGCTGCTCATACGTCAGCGCGATATTCAATGACGACACATCGCCAATCCATCGCCAGTTAACACGACGATCGCTATCACGTTTAGAGAGATAAACTCGCCCCTGGCCATAGAAATAGTTTTCCTGATTCATACGCTACCCTCTGGCTCTGGCTCTGGCTCTGGCTCTGGCTCTGGCTCTGGTGTCGGTTCAGGGACATAAACGCCGACTGGCAATGTCGACTGATAGCGATACAGCGATTCTGTGCCGTCGCGTGTACTGAATAGCGTCAGAATGTGCGTAGCGGCGTCCATATCTTCATCATCGGACTGATATGGCACAGACACTGTGCTATCACTTGTTGTCAGCGTCCAAACCACCTCGTTCGTCGCCATGTTCGTCAGCGTAATGACATACTGCACGCCTGGCTCTGGCCCAATGCTTCCCTCAGTACAGTCAATCAGCCTGTCGGCTTGCAGCAGGCGATCACGATGGGCATACGTCAGTGAGTAGGCTTCAGCTACGGCGACAACAACGGGGTATGGCGCATCGTTGATGCGAATATTGCCAGGCAGATACGGGCGAGTCTGACGCTGATTCATCGTGCGAGACAAAATAGGTGCCAATGCTGCATCGAGCATTTCAGCACTGGTGCGCGTCAGCAAACGGACATCAACGGTCTCACCCGTGATGTATTCGATGTTGTCAGACTCAATCGCATTTCTGTAGAGACGAACGCGTGTACCCGCCGCGTGAACAGATGGGAACGTATCTGCACACGCGCGGCCAACTGTCAGCCGTTCATTTGCAACGTCTACGGCATCGATGCGCATGATTTCATTCCCGACAATCAGCCCGTCACCGACTACCGGCACTCGCGACATTGATACATGCATAGTGCGGGTCAATCTGGACATTCCCGTTAACAGCGTGCCTGATAGCGTCCAGTCGCCGAGACCACGATCAGCAAACTCAGCGCCAGCTGCGCGAGTCTGCAACTGATAGTTCACAGACATGGCGGTCGGTGCCGTGGCCATTACACCGACATAGCCCCCTTCAGGTTTCAGATAGTCCAGTTCTGCGGCGCTCATCGTCCCGGCCAGTATCATGTACGGGATTTCTATTAACTGGATATCGCTGACAGCGTGCAAGGATGCATCAGGCGGTGTCCACTCACTGCCTTGTTGGCTATTACTGTATGAAGTCGCAGGCAGGCCAAACACGTCCTGCACCGCTGTAACCGTTAATGCACCGTTTTCACCTTCTGTTATTTTGCTGACGCGCATCACCATATTGATAATGTCGCGTTCGGGTAGAGAAATGCGGAACAGACCAGCGGGTGCTAAATCACTACCACGGCGGTCAAATTGAATGACTAAACGCGTTAACCCGGACGCCCCCATTTCTAGATCGCGTTGTGCAACACGAGCAGCCAGCTCTTGTGTCGGAATGGCTTTGTACTCAGTTGAACTCGAAATTAGGCCAACAGACTGGATAGAGCCGAGGTTCTGTGCACGGACAGTGCCGTCAGTATTCGTCACCGGATCGCGAAACGTCACAACGATTTCATTTGGTGCCGAATCAGAACTCACACTGTCATCGTCTTGAACAGCAACAATGCCGTTGTCATAAGTAAATAGCGGTAAATCAGCGGGGTTATAGTCATCGCGGATCAGCTTCAGCGTCATTTTGCCTGTGGACAAATCGCCGTATTGCGCAGCGCCGATATGATCGAGAACTTGCTGCACGAACGTGTCCAATGAGTCCTGTCGGTTGTACCTGAAGCACAATCCGAACTTTTCATCGTAGAGCTGGTCGGCAGCAACCTTGTAGCTATCAAGATTGACATCGTCATCGAGTGATAAACCACGCCCCCAGTCACGGTTCATACCGCACTCAATCAATATATGTGCGGGATTCATGGCGTGGATCGTGCGTAGGTTTTCAGATATCGATTCGACAGCGGCAGCCCGAATTTCATTGCGTGTAGGTTCGCCAGGCAGTGGTGGAACAGGCACGCCTTCCTCATCCAGTACAACAAGTGGCCAGTTATCGTTCAGCAGATAGTTTGTATTGAGCTGTGCATCATCATTACGTAGAACAATTTTTGCCTTCTCGGGATACCAGACAACGCCTTTATCCCACCCCTTGTCGATACGGCGAACGCGGTACTTCCACGGTTTCGGGCTGGCGCTGTAACAGCTCACCAGTCCGCTGAACAGCGTCGTCACTAATCCGCGAAAGCCTGGGACAAGACCTGTCAACAACCGCCGTAATGCGGGTGTCGGCTCTTGTGTTGGCCCGCCCATCATTACTTCCATTGTTCCCTGAATACCTCCTTCGCCGCCCGTGTCGTCACCGCCGAACAGTCCTGCTTTATCTATATAGAGAGAGGTGTTGTCGCTGATTTGCCCTGGCGTACCTGCAAACACGTTTTTATCGTCTGCTGTGATAGCAACGATTTCATTGACCGGGCCGCGACCGAGACCAGCCTGAATATCCCAGGAATAGCGATAGCCAACCGTGACCGAACGAGAGCCTTTTCCGCCGCCACCCATCTACTTAGCCTCACTCTGTTGGTTACGCGCTTCAGCCAGGCGAACGATATTCAGCGCAATCGCATCGCCAGTAGCCAGCAGCGCATTTGAATCAATCCCGCCGTTGTCCAGGAACGCTTTCAGGTCTAGCTGATAGCGATTGAAAAACGTCCGTAGCCCACTTGCACAGCCACCGCCCGCTCTTACATGTTCCATCGTGATCAACATCGTGAACCCCTTATTTCTTGATCGCGTCATAGCGATAGTTGCCGTATCCCAGCACGAACCAGTCTTCTGTCCAGCAGTCGCCGAAAAACACGCACTGTGCCGTCCCTTCTGTCGGCTGGGGCATTTCCCAGTCTTCCGCAGTCGCAGCTTCCGGCGTGTTATTCTTTGGTTTTGGCGTTAATGCCTGATTTAGCAGGTATGAGGCCACCAATACGGCGACATATTTGGCTATCGCTATCCACATAGTTCTCTCCTAAAACAGCTTGATTATGGTGAACGGGGATTTGCCAGGCATGTGCGGCTGGCCACCGTAGTTAAGATGGTTGCTGAACTTCTCAGCGCACTGGCTGATCGTCCGGTTGCAGCCCGGAAACAACGTAATGGCCAGCCCTTCGGATAACCCTGATGTGCCACCAATCACGCCGATCACATTTCCATCCTGCACCTTCAGGCCGCGCCGCTCAGTAATACCCTCTGTTGCCCACTCAACATAACCGCCAGTGAACCAGCCGTTCTCCAGTTCAGCAGGTAGCAACGTGACTGTGATTTCTGCACCATCTAAGCTGTCAATGATAAAACCAGACACGCCGAAACTAGCGGGGTCAACGTTGCAGTTGTGGTCATACAGCGCATACGGGCAAGCGCGGCCATACGTCAAGCGCAGCCCAACGCGGGTAAATGTTGATGCCAGACTGGCAGTAACCAGCCGCGTCCGGTCGATGGCTTCGCGTTTAGCTTCCTTAATCGTACCTATCCACACCGTTTTGAATTCAGCGCTGGTGTCATCAACATGCAAGCGATAGATACGGATGCGAACGGGTTTGGATGGTGATACGCCGCGAAACAGTCTCGCGACGGGGTTGTCAGATGGCACAATCACATCGAGATTATCGCCGCTACCAACACTCAAGCCGCTGTCGCTAATTGCCTGCGCTTTCCATACATGGCCATTTATGTCAATGTCTTTGTCCGCGTTCGTGTAGCGGTAGAACAGCACATCGCCCCGGACAAACTCATAGAGCGTGACTGGACGGCCATCAGCCGTTGAATGTTCAAACTGATTCCAGCTCATCCCGAATTCCTCTGAATGTCGTGCTCACACTGGCCAACCCATCGCCATCAGTCGTGTGTTGCCACTCGACTGAATCTGACTCCTGGCGGCATAACGTAATAAAAGAAAGCGACTCGATATCGTCCAGTGCCAGGCTGAGCGCGGAGCCATCCAGCAACAGGCGCTCGACCGCGCCAGATAACACGGTCGCGGCAGTGATGCGGCGGTAATAGCAGGAGCCATCGGTGCGGCGTATACGTAAATCGCGGCGTCCGGGCACGATTCCGAAATCAGCAAACCCGGCGTTCTCTACGTCGATCACATTGCCGTTCATACCGCTGACGGGGTAAAAATCGTGGTTGGGGCTGGCCACCCACAACGCACGCTGACGACCGCGCAGGAAATAGAGCAGACGGCGTAACGCTGCCTGTTCATCACGGCCAAATGGCATCCAGGTATGAGCCTGCATGACGAACGGACGGCGTGCCGTGTCTGTTCGGGCAACCAGACCAGAGCCGTTATCCAGCTCCAGCAACAGGCGCAGGTATTGGCCCGTCACTGATTCGCTCCAGTTTGAGTCAGGTTCAAGAACTGGGTGTTGGCGATAGAGAGGTAATGCGGCAATGTCATCACTGAATGCGTTGTGCTCATCAACGCGAAAACGAATCTGCGCCGCAGACAGTGACGTGTTATAGCGCGTGAAATCTGGCGGGTCGGTCAATACCGCGTGACGGACAGGGTATAAAAGCGTTCCGGCAGGCCAGCGTTCAGCCAGCGGTGCGGACAGATTCAGGCCGTCAGATGTGACGTTTTCAATATCAATTAATGATGACCGGGCATTCATGGCCAGCCCGTCTTTTAGTAACAGTTTTCCGCCTGCTGAAAAGTCCCGGCCGACCGTATCTAACGTAATGATATTGCCACCGGCGGCAATATCTTCCGGCAACACATAAACGTCCGAGAATACGGGCATGGCCCAGCGTGCCGCGCCCGCGTGGAACACTGCGTTTTCCAGTCGTTGGCGGTCATTGTCTGCAAGCAAGATGCTGAACTCGAAAGTACGACGCGGAGATAACCGACGCGCAATACGCTGTTCGGCTCCGGTCGGGGACTGGAGAACGTCGGTTTTCCAGTCCAGGGTTTCAGTTACGCCGCCCGTCCAGTTTGGCTCTGCCAGCCATGTGATTATGTTCATCACTATTCCACCCCCAGGATCTGTTTCAGCGTCGGGGCATTAGCACGGACAAACGTCAGCATTTCGCGTTTACCTGCTAACGTTTTCACGCCTGAACTGAACAGCTCTCCACTATCCAATACCAGCGTTTGTTGCAGCGTTGGGGGAACGGAGTCTGCGCGGCTCTGGCGTTCGGCGGGTTCAGGAATAGTTGTGGGCACATTGAATGCGGGGGCGGGGATACCCGCAAGGCCACCCGTTGCGTGACGAACTCGCGGTGCCCAGTCGTCCAGCGCTGCGATACCACGCTGATTGAAATCATGCAGGAACGGCAACGCACCAGGCTGCTGAACCACGGATGCACGGGTAACGAATTCATAATCGGATAGCATTGTCGGGATCGAGTCGCTCGTTGTGGTGCCCGGCCCGCGAATGTGCCCACCGTCTGCTGCAAACAGACTGGCAAACATACCCGCACCGCCGCCCGCGCCGCCGCCACTTCCCATTACGGCTGATGTAGCCATCATCGCCAGCTGCTGCGCAGCAATCTGCGCCATGCTGTTAATAATCGACAGCGCTAAATTACCGACGGCGTCACCCAACGACATCGTGCCTTTGGCCAGCCCCATGATTGAACTTTGCAGCCCGGACTGGAGACCGTCTTTAAACGCCACCGTCAGCTCGTTGCCGCTTTCTTTCAGTTTGCCCAGCTCGCTTTCCAGCGTGCTGATGAGTCCACGAATGTTCTCGCCTGCTTCACCTGGCTGCGTCGCCAGTTCGCGCATTTTGGGCAGGTACTCTTCAATCTTTGCGCCGACCTGCGTGTGCAGTTCAATCAGCCGCTGACGACCGTCCAGCTCGGTCAACAATCCGCCCTGGACTTGGGCCTGAATGCTTGTTTCTTGCTGACTACGCCACGCCAGCAGGTCTTCCATTTCCTTTTTCAGTGCATCCGTGCGGATTTTCGCTTCTTCCAGCGGCAGCAACTTATCTAGCCAGCTAATGCCCTCAGTGTTGCCGCTGGCAGTGAACTCATCACGTAGTTCGCTGTACCTGTTGCGAACTTCCAGCAGACTAGCGCCGGCGCTGTCTCCCGATGCACGCATTGTGTCGATTTGCAGCTGTAGGTTTTTGTCGCCGAACTCACGAGCATTCAGAGCCGCGTGTGCGGCTTCAGCTAGCTTGCGTTGCTCATCGGTCAGATTGCGAGTAGCGATTTCTTGTGCGCGAGTCGCTGCCGTTCCCTGGGTTTGCTTTGCTGCTTGCTGAACCAGAGAATCAACAAAACGCTGATTCTCTGCGGCACTGCGTTTGGTTTCGGCTGCGGCATCGCGTGCAGCTTTGATCTGCGCATCTTGTGCGTCGGCTTGCTTTGCCAACAGGCGGGCTTGCGATTGCATTTCTGCCGTCGCGTCTGACAATGAGCCGTTGCGGATCTCGGCCTCAACGCGATCTAGCTGTGTCAGTGCGCCTTTCTGCGCGATTGTCTGGCGTAACGTGTCGTTGTATTGCTGGGCCTTCTTGTTTGTCGAATCGAGTGCCGCGACATCAACGTCCCACTGGCCACCTGAAAAGTTCTGACCATCTGTTGACGTAACACCACGACCCCGCAACCCCGGTTCGTCTGGTGTTCCTTCACGCAGTGCTTCGACTTTCCACATTTCCTGGTATTTTTTCTTTAATTCATCCAGAGCTTTCGCTTCTTTATCTATTTCTGTTGCATTCTGAGCCCAGGTTTTTTTCATTGCGTTAAACGCATTGGTTCCCGTCTCGTCAATTTTTATTCGTTTCGCCGCAGCTTCAGCCGCCGCAGCTTCAGCCGCTTCTTTTTTCTCTAAACCAGCTAATTCGTCTCTTAAACCCTGCACATATTTCTGGCGACTATTACCCCAGACATTGGCATATGGATCTCTATCAGCAAATGCCAATCGTTCACGCAAATCTTGAATACGGCGAGTTTGTTTTTCACTCTCTGAATACAAATTTAGTACGTCGCCGACCCCGCCTTTCGCGATATTTATCGACTCGGCCATCACGTCCTTCACGCCTTTCCACGCTCTCGCAACCCAATTCAGCTCTGATTCCAACTTATTGAGACGATCTGATGCAGCACGTGAATATGCGTCAGATGCGACATCCAGCGCTTCTTCGTTTTTTCCCTGTTCTTCCAGCGATTTGATTCGCGTGTATGTCGCGGCATCTAGCCAATGGTACTTCTCGTTGCTGTTAACCGCCCAGTCGCTGACACTCTTTTCCATTTTCAGGAACTCGCCAACAACCTCATCCGCAGACTGGCCCGTCAGTTCGGCCATCATTGACGCCGCATCAGCCACGCTGTTCAGCGTATTAGCGGTAAACTTACCGCTATTAACCAGCCCAGCCAGCACATCACGCATTTGTGAGTAGTTGCTGTTCAACCCACCGCTTCGCTGCGACATCTGCTCTAGCTGACCCGCTGTTACCCCGGCATAGTTCCCCGTTCGTGCGATGGCCTCGCTGAACGCATCTTGATCGTTCATCACGCTGACCACAGCGACGCCTGCGGCAATCACCGCAGCGGCCAGCCCGATATAGCCCATGCGAGACAATGTCAGCCCACCCGACATGGAATGCAGTTTTTCTCCTGCCTCTGCGGCGTCATTTGCCGTTTCAACTAACGACTCTCCGGTGTCGTCAGATGAACCAGTTAACTCCGACATTTTGTTCGCAATCAGCTCGAAAATATTGCCGAGTCCGCCGAATGAGTCCTTGATTTGCCCACCCTGTTGGATAGCAACCATCCAGAACGGCATCCCGCTGGCCAGCGATGTTACTGCGTCTGTAATTTGCATTGGCAGATAACGCATGGCCTGCGCATATTGTCCAGCGCTGATAGTCCCTCGATTCATTGCTGACGATTGCTCTGTCAGCTTTTGAATAAACGGTGCCACGTCTTTTTCCACGCCCAGTTGCGCCGCTTTATACTTCAGCAGCTCAGCAGTGGACATATTCATCGTTTCGGCTTGTTCACGCAGCCGACTAACAAACGCAGATTTGGTTGCGGTCGCCTGGGCTTCTTCTTGGGCGGCCAGACGCAAGGCTTGTGCTTCACGGCGTCCAGCTTCACTGGCCGCATAGGCATTTTTCTCGACCTGTTCACGCATCGCGTTGAGTCGTGCGGTGTACTCATCGAGATCGTCGCCATTTATTAGCCCTGACGCACTGAATTCACTGAGCTGGCGTTCCATCTCATCGAGACGTTCATACGCACCGACAACAGGATCAATGCGGCCCAGCAGCCCAGCCAATGCCGCCTGCTGAGCAACTAAATCAGTATTGACATCGCTGGTCGCGTTTTTGAGGGCCTCAGCGGCGGTGTATGCCTGGGAAACTGCATTCTGATAATTAGTGGTACTGGATGAGGCTTGCTGGGTTGTTGCCCCTGCGCTGGCCATTTCGGTAGCCAGTGCAGATTGCGCCTGGCCGTGTTGTTTTGCGGCAGCGGCGGCGGCATCTTGCGCCGCAACTGTCTTTGTCCATTCTGTATTACTCGCGTTCGCCGCCGCGCCGGCGTCGTTGATATCACTAGTGAGTGACTCAACCGCGCTTTTTGCTTCGTTGAGGTCAGCAGTGATGCGTAACGCTAAATTCAAATCATTACCTGCTGCCATCTGGAAACACCTTTTTTACTTAGTGAGGGCATTAATCCGGCCTTTCGCCGCATCCCCGCCTGCAAAACCCGCGTTAACATCCAAAATCAGGGAAGCGCTGTCCTGGCCTTGTAAGCGCAGCGCTTCCCTGTAATAGAGCGTTAACTGACGATGGGTGTAGTGCGGGAGACGTTCTGCGTTATGTCCGGCTCTGACGAGAGTGGCGAAGACGCTGCCGTATCCGACGACGTTCTGTTTTGGACGTTTTTCACGGTTATCCGACGGACGGCAGCGGTCATAAAAAAATGACGATTGATTGTCCAAAACCAATCCAGCAGCGTTTGTCCCTCCGTCGCGTTTAGCGCTAATACCCATTCTGCGGGCTGGTCAACAGAACGGGCGACCAAAACAGGAATGATGTGAACATGACGAGCTAACAGCGCTTCGACCTCATCAAACGACAGCGCACGCGATTTCATGACATCTGCCAGTGCAGAGACCAACTGGGCGATCGGTTCATGCAGTGACAACGAATCCATCAGCGTGTACTCACGCACTGTTACGTCAACCCCTGCTAGCGTGAGCGTGCGAGATGAAATCAATATTTCCAGCTCGTTAGCTGCTGTATCTTCTTGCTCGCTCATTTATGCCGACTCCGCAACGTTGATGATGCGACCAAAACGGCCTAACAGTGGATCGTTAGGGCGTGCTGTATCAAACAGCACCCCAGCTGTGGTCTCTAACGACGCCAGCGAGGTGTCATTGTTGATTAATGCCAGGGCAGAAACCGGATCGAACGCCAACTTGTACAGCTCGACAATAACCGCAGCACCGCCTTCAGCCAGGTTTATCCCTTCATAACGCAGTGCCAGATTTTCGGGCTGAACGCTAAACAGCGTGGTATTGATGCCGCCCTCAAACTTGTAATTCACTGACACGGCACCAGCCTGAGCTGTCAGAAAATCGATAGCGCCGTACATCGGATCCACTACATAGTCAGTTCCTGCAACCAGCGTCCCGATCACAACATCACTGACGTTCTGCTGGGCCAGCGTCAGGCGATCACCTGCGGCGATATTGCTGCCGATTGCCTCACCCGTCACCGTGCCTGCCGGAATAACCGCGTGTTCGCCATACAGCACTTGCGACAGATTCTGCGCGCTGTATTCATGCCACGTTGACGTGACTGTGCCGTCCTTGCTTGTTGGGAAACGGCGAACCGTGGCTCGCTGGCCGCTATACGATTCGCGGTGTGTCAGGTTTTCCACTGTCAACGCCAGCGATAATGCCGAGACATCGCCGACCCAGCGCCATGATTTGGGTTTCCCGGTGGCGTCACGTTTAGCCAGGTATACTTTTCCTTGGCCGTAAAAATACGTTTCAGGCTGTGCCATGATCGTCATTCTCCTGTTTTGCGTTTTTAACTGCCTGCCCGGCTTGAGCGGCTGGCGAGGAAATCAATTCGTGTTCGCGGAGCCAGGCGGCGTCGCGGTCACTGACTTCAATGGTTTCACCTGCTGCAAAACGTTTACCGTTATGCGTGTGCGGCGCGGTGAGCGTTACTTTTGGCATCGCATACCTCCGATGATGCGTTTGGTTTGAAAGGTATCCATCCACACCAGCGTCCCAGCGTCATAGTCCAGCACGTCGCCGCGCAACCATTGAACTGGAGTCGTATGGAATTTCGACGGCAGAAATCCGATGAGCTGATCGCGTACCTGGCCGATGAGAGGATGGGATTCATGCGCTAGGGCGAGAGCGGCGTCACTGCTGTAGTTGCGCACGGCAATCGCGACGCCAAACACCATTGACGCCACTTGTGCACGTCCCGTACCAGGTTCACCTTGTTCCGGCCCCATCAGCACATACGCTGACGGCGTTGAAAATCCGTTCAGGTCTGTGATTTTGCTGTACTCAACCACTGTTCCGATGGTTGTGAACGGCTGAGGATCGAGCGCCTGAAGGCGTGCAACGATGAGCGAAATGTCAAACGGTGCGCTGCTCATTTTCCATAGTCCCGTAATGAATCCATGCTGAACGTGCGACCGGGGCCAGTGATCTGCGGCGAACCGCCCGCAGCCTTTTGCGTATCGCCAAGACCGAGACTGAATTTGCCGTCAGCAACTTCACGCAAAAACCGCAACGCGTCGCGGTAATCACGCACAATCGGGTCGTTACGCTCATCAGAGATACGGTGCGCGTGCAGTTTGTAACGTGCGATGGAACGCGCCCAGGACGTCAAAATCGGGAGCACGTTGACAAGCGGTAACGAATAGCCGCGCTGTTGCAGATACCCGTCGATCAGGGTTTGGGTTTCCTCAACGACATCACCGATGCGTTTCGTCGCGGCCAGCGCGACATCAACTTGCGGCGCTGGCCACTGGCTGGTTTCCTCGCCACGCAATACCGCATCCAAAATTTCCGGGCGGGCGATTGGCTGGCCAACCTGCTGCGCAACCTGAGACAACTCTACCGCGCCCGGACGCTCGGCGAGTTGTGCGAGTGAGATATACCAGTTCGTGGCCATCTGATTACGCTGCCGCTACTGCGTTCTGGAAGAAGTAGCCGACGTCAGCAGCGACGATCAGTTCTTTGACCGACTCACCGACACGCACACATTGACCACCACGTAACCCCATGTTGGGATCGGGAATTGAACCGGATACGCGTGTACCGAACTGCGCAGTCAATCCAAATGTGACGCCGTTATTGGTATCAGCCAACTTGTCACGATAAATGAATGAAGCGTGGTTCGACCATGCACGCTGCATGTTTGGTTTTTGTCCGGGCTTGGCGATATTGACGAATGCTGAACCAACCAGAATTTCTTCCAGCTCCAGCAGCTCACGCAAGAATTGCAACGGCACCATGCCATCTTCGCCCAACGATGCGTTATAGGCTCTGACAACAGACGGATTCATACGCAATGCTGTTGCAGTTACACGTCCGAATATCCCGACATTCGGACGCATGATCATTCGATCCAGAGCTGTCACAATGGACTTGACAGGTTTGCTGTCAGGTTTATCCCATTGCGCTGCCGTAGCGACGTTTTCTTTGTTCCCTGTCGGATAAGAATTTGCAGAGAAAACAGTTTTGGCGGTACGTACTTCTCGATCCAGCTCAATCAGGTTTGAAACCTGCTCAGATGCACGCCCCAGCGGGTCATAATTTTTCGGTGCATTATCAATGTCAGACTGTGGGATCGGCGAGTCCAAACCATAGTCATTTGTTGATGACGTCCGTTCTTCAGCGTTGAACTCAACCTTATTCGGTTGAGAGGTTCGGCCAACGTTAGTATCCGGCAACGTAAATCCGTCGGCGAGGTCATACTCCCACCATTTGAATTCTGCCTTACCAACGGGAACACGCGGCAGAACGCTGTCGGCAATCATTGCTGCGTTGCGATATGCAATCGCAATCGAAGTTAGGTGCGGGTCAATAGGAAATGGCGCGGCCATGTTAGTTCTCCTGGTGAAAAATAAAATTCGGAGCCGGAGCCTATCCCGGCGGCGAGGCGCTTAATGCAGATTACGCAGCAGGCAGTTGCACTGGTGCAATCCAGACCGAACCGACGTCATCTTCTGCACCGTCGTATTCTGCATAACCGATCACAAACGTCCCGGCAGTCGCTGGGATTGCCCGGCCTTCAGCATCTGACGTCAGTGGGTCATCGGCGACAACATCTGCACCGTATGTAACGAGTGCGAGGCCACCACGGATCACATCAACCGTATCGCCTACGTCACCATCAACTGCGGTACTGACACCGATGATTAGCGCCGTTCCACCTGTGGCCTGAGATATGGCACCATCAACAGTGCCCCGCACGATTAAGCGACGGCGTGTCACCGCGCTTTCTGCGTTATGACCGGTAATCAGTCCTGGGATATTCATGCTTATTTACCCTGATTTGTGACGTGATTGACTGCGTCGGTGGTAGACACCGAACGCCCCAGCTTCATCTGTTCGGCCTGATAGGTACGCGCCCGCTCAGCAACGGCGCTCACATCGGCGAAATCCAGTACATCATTGCCTTCGCTACGCGACTTTTCTGAAAAGTCCAGCACACCCGGTTTTTCCTCCAGCACCTTACGCAGCAGCACTTCCGGTGTTTCGCTGACAGACGCGGAGCCATCAGCGAACGAAATCACCTCATTGCCCAGACTGACCAGCACTTCTACTAGCGAGTTTTTCTGACGCGGCAGGATTTTTCCGGCTGTCACCAGGCTGTCGGCAAATGACGTGATATCGTCACGGCGCTGCTTTTTGCCCGCCTCTGCGTTCGCTTTCTCCTGAGCTGCGATTTTCGCTTCGCGCGCCTGTAGATCGGCTTCACGCTTCGCCAGCTCGTCTGCTGGGGTTGTAGTGGTCGTTGTGCCCGGATTCTTTTCTTTAAGCGCCAGGGCGGCTTCGCGGTCGGCCAGTGCTTTTTCTCGCTCGGCCAACGCTTTTTCTTTTTCATCCACGGGGTGCTCCTCGGCATACGCCAGTTGGGGGATAACAGAGTTATTCGCCGCAGTCGCCATCTCTTCTAGCGATTTGATGCGCCACTGCGGCAGGATTTGGTCAGCGCGCTCCGCGCCTTCCTTTTCGACGAGATAGTCCCGAACGCCGCGCAACATATCGGCCAGCAGGTCTGTTTCAAACGGAAACGGCAGCGCAAATTCAAGCGGCGCGTTATCGCCGCTGGCTTCAGAGAACTGCACATCAGGCAGGCCTTTTATAGCGGGCGGCACAGCGCCGAGAAAGCCGACATGGCGGGCATAGTAGTGACCGGGTTTCGGATTGTTGGGAGTGTCCGGCAGGTAAATAGACAGCGAACGTTTCTTGTAACTGCCTGCGTTGAACGCCTCAGCGAACACCGGATTCACTTGGGTTGGCTCGGCGTAGACCAGACCGTCACGGACTTCAAAACGTTTAGCCCAGCCGTAGGCGGGAGCTGTCAGGCTTGGATGACCGATCACAAATGGCGCTTCAGATAACGATGGGTCGTAACTGCTGGCGAGATCGATGCAGTTATCAAGCGTGAACGTTACCGTTCGCCCGTCGACCGCTGTATGAGTCCCTGGTGAAAAAACAGCAAGTGTTGCAGTAGAAGTTTTCATTGTTATCGTCCGTTAAACGTTACGGGACGATGATGACGTAGTGCGCGGGCGGGGTAATCTGCCCTCGTTCAGATAATTTCTAGCAGTGGAGCGTGAGAGGAGCGGACGAGACTGGCGGGATACGCCCGAGAGCGTTATTAAAAACTATTATAATACGTTCGCAACACGCAACTGCGGTCATTGAACGACAAACGGCGCTCAATGGCACACAGTGCGTTTTATTCAGCTTTTTTACGTTGCAGTGACGAGCGGGCTATTTCCAGTAAACGCTCAGTATCTGTGGCTGATACACCTAGCCACGGGCGAGCTGGGATCGTGATGCTGTAGTTCGGCAACGTGTGCCACCGACTGAAGTTCGATTTTTTCTTTCTGACGAACTGATTACCTACTTCTGTTTTCCCGTCACTGTTGCGCTTAGTCCTGTAGTACGCCTGCTGACTGCGTGCAGCAATCTGTATCGTGCCGCCGAATTGATGAATAGCGCCATACACTCGGTCAGTTCCGAACAGCAGTTCGTTGGCGTTCACCTGCCAGCGCAACGTATTACGCAGATAACCGTCGCGGGTCAGGATTTTGTCAGTGTTCCGGCGCTTACGCTTTTGATAGCGGGCTGAAAGCGATTGCCAAGCTGTTCCATCAGGCGATTTTTGTTCAGTAAAGCGCTGTTGGTGTAACTCCAGCAGCTTCTCCCCCATACCCTGCAACATCGCTTGCGGAAATTTTAACGTGTCATCAATCGCGAGCAGCACCTGCAAGGCATCACGATAATCAAGGGCCAGACTTGCACCTGCCATCGTCAATCCTCCCGACGATACAGCAGCACGCCGCTGCGCAGAGACTGCAAAAGGGTTTCATCGTCTGCAACATTGCCCGCCCAGCCGTCCGTCCCCGTTTCAAACACGACAGACGACACAGACGCGTCGGGCAACGCAACGCGGGCCAGATAGCGACGGTGAACGACAGATTGTTGCTGCTCAGGAGAGAACACAACCTGCGCCCAAATTTCATCCGGGGACTGAATACCCTGCGCCAGTAGCAGGAGCTTGTCAGATTCGGCTATCTGGCCGTTGCCGTCCTGCGCTGCGAACATTTCAGCACCGATAGCGATACGCTGGCCCGTTGCGTCGGTGACGACAGCAGGTTGCGTCAGGGACGCTTGGAACGCGGACAGAAACGCATCGATAGCGTTATCGCTGTCAGATTGCGGCGTGGCGGGTTGCGGCGGCGGTAGCGCTGGGGAACCCGTGGACGGTGTAGAGAGACTGTCTGGCGATATGTCGGCATTCAGCGGATCATCACCACGCGGTGGCGGCACTTGGCTAAACTCGCGGGTGCTGCCGGGCGTGTGCTCAAAGCCCGGATCGATACCTTGCGGCACAAACACGGTACGTGGCCCGCCCGGACTACGTTTGCCGATAACCCGCTCGACAAATTTAATGGGCGGCGCGGTATCCGGGCCTGTTTTCCCCAGCCGTTTCAGGTCGTCTTCTGTGCGTGCAATCACGCTGCACTGACAGCCCCAGGCATTGATCGGGAAGTGGTAAATCCACCAGGGGTCATCCCAGCGCAGTATCATGCCGTTCCACGCAAGATGTTCTTCGCGTGGCTCTTCAACCACATCGCTGTGAACATATTCCCAATACGGATGTGTTTCACGCATTGCCATCAACTGCTGATAGCGGCCAGCTGTATATGACGAGCGCAGGTTAGTTTCATAGATGACGCGGGAACGCCATTCGAAACCGCCGTTATAGCTCCAGCCATAGCGCTGGACTATCGCAGCAAACTCCTTGCGGAACTGCTCAAGCGTGCCGCCGACTATGGCTTTTTCTACTGCCGTGCGTAGGTCAGCAACAAGATCGTCACGATTAGCCCCTGCGACCATAAATTCATTGTCGTGCTCGGCACCGTAAACGTCCGTCCATGCATCGGTTTTTGTGTTGAGCTTGCGTTCCATAAACGCGATTTGCTCACGGAACGGGAGCGAACCATAGCTGACGTTACTTGCCATTCATTTCCTCCAATAAGTCATTACGGCCCGCTAACGCTGCGGCTTTCATCGCCAGTGCGAATTTTTCCGCGTAGTCGTCAATGCTCATTTCAGGCAACAGCTCAGTGAGTTCGTCACGCAGCTGCTCCAGCGAGTCGGCGTTATCGACAATTTTACGTATCTGCTCGATCCACTGGTCTGTGACTGGTTGCAATTCTGCGTTTAATCGGCTGGCCATCAGGGTTGGTGCGTCTGGCTCATGTTGATGTTCAGCAAAGCTGGTCGGGGGTGTACCCGTGACTTCTGCGGGTTTTGGCTCCCACTCCCCACCATATGTGTCTTTGACGTTACTCAGAGTAGGTCTGAACCCGGTTGATTCAACGATATTCTTATCGCGCTCTGAGCGTGATAAGAGGTCTTCAGGCTCTTCAAAAATCCGCGAAACCTGCGGCACCGCGGCACCAGGGAAATTCAGTTCAGTCAACCATCGACCGGGGCCGCGATTCCAGGATTCGCAAATCAAGTCGGCATCCGATTTTGCTATCGAATTCAAAATATCCGATTGCAGTGATTCATCGCCGCCAATCCCTTTCGATGCGCCGCCCGAACTGGATATTTGCCCGACGACGACACGACGAATGGCTTCATTCATCGCGTTATACAGCGACTGATAATCTGCGGCACCGGAACGGCCAGCAGCTAACAGTTCTATTGCCATGCCATCTGGCATAATCACGCCTGTATCTGTGGCGAGTGCGCGTGTCAATGCCAGTAAATCCCGCTTCTGCTCTTGTGTGGCTCCCGCTGGATATTTCCCCGCGACCGTCGGCATACCGAATTTGTCCAGGAACGTCAGCCAGAACTTAACGCCGTTGCGCTTGAAGAACACAGGCCAATATAACCAGTGCGCCAACCCCAGTCCGTATGGCTCGTCGTCATGGTCAGCACCGATTGAATAATGCCAGAAATACGGCGGCGGGCATTCGACGCCCTCAGCCATGTTGCGCGGGATTAGTAATCGCAGGTCACCTTTTGGCGTATAGCGAAATCGCCTGCGGTCGCGAACCCTTACTTCATCTATCCACAACAAATTATCTCTGACGCCGTAGATCAATTCGGCAACGGCATAACCGTAAAACACGCCGTAGTGCATCATGCGCGTGATTCGGTCAAACCCCAGTTCAGTAATTTGCTGGCGCATAGCGTCCGCCGCTGCGATATCAATCGGGTTTTCTCCGCCCGCATCAACCTGAATTTCGCGTGACAACAACGCGTCTTGACGTTGCGTGAGTGCCGATTTCACCTCATCGTCAGCCAGCACCTCACGATAAATCTGTAAATCCTGCGCCCCGCGATTCCTCAGCACGCTGTCATCCGATTGCGCCAGCGCCCCCAGCCACGGGCGGGTAATATCATTACCGTCGCCCGTGCTGGCGATTTCCTGCCCCAGTTTTGGGCGTTTGGTTTTCCCTGTCAGACGTTGCCACAGACTCATACATATCCTCCGAAATCATTCGTGCCGCGCACCGTGCCAAACCCTGTATCAGTAATTTCACCGTCGGATGATGAGGCACCATAGCTATTAAAATGCTGGTAGACACTGCGCTGGCCAGCTGACTGAAATTCAATTTCTGACGCAAGATTGAGCGCAGCATAGTTCGCCAGGCATCCAGCGATTGCCGTGTCGCCGTGTCGCACCAGTTCCGGGTCTTTGAGGTCTTTTCTTTCCAGACGGGCGACCATTGGCACGCCGTCGATGTTCTCTACCGACCGCAGGTCTTGCGCTGTGTTTTCATCGCGTGGCAGCAGGATCATGGAATCTTCAAACAGCCCGGTGAATTTTGGCATCCATACCCCGTACCACTTGCGACTCAGGGTAATTTCAGCGATACGCGGGCGACCATAACGGTCAGCGGTGTACTCGGCCAGCACCATACCGGGGCCAGTCGCATCGATAGCCCCGCCCGACTGGCGGGGAAGATGATCGATAAACCAGAACAGGATTTGCTGTTGTAGTGCTGACGGCACATTGTTCAGCTCCAGAATGAACGGCACATCGCGTAACAGGTTATGCTGGATGGCCATCGGCATTAGCGACGAGAAGTGACGGTGACGGGCAAAGTCCATCCCGAAAACATGTCGAAATTCCGGGTTTAGCGTCTCAGCCATGACAGGGCGCAAATAGCGGTCGATCCAGTCGTCGCCCCAGCTTTGTCGCTCAAGTTCGCTCATATTGATAAATTCATCATCACAGACAAGGCGAACTATGGGCCGTTCATCGGGCATAGCACGCTCAATCCACACGCCGGGGATACATACCCCGTTACCGTCGCGCGGAATAGCGTCAAGCTCTTCTCGCATCGCCGCTTTACGTGGGCCGTAGCCATTGCGGATGCTTTCATACCAGGCTTGTTTCCCTTCTATCGTGGCCTCTTTCCCGCCCATAGCACACACGCGCTCATACAGCCCATTTGCCACCGCATCATCGAACGTCACCGTGAAAATGGCAGCATTCGCGCCATAGCGTCCTTCTTCAATGTCGTTACAGAACTGGTTAAAGGGGTTGTTTTTGCCGTTGTGAGAACTGATTACAACGATACGACCGCCCCAGATGAGTAACGCGGTTGCGGCATCGAGTACGCCCTGAACGTCGGGGTGAAATGCGGCTTCATCAATAACCACCACCCCCTGGAGGCCGCGAATATTGGCCGGACGGGAGGACAACGCCGCCACCTGCATACCACTGGCGAACCGCACGCGATAGGCGGTGATTTGTCGTGTATTGCCCTCGGCATCCTGATCGTCAAACAGGAACTCTTCGATGCTGGAAACTGCCGTCGCCTGCTGCTGCGCGATGACGCGGGCAAATTTGGCCACGTAACCAATGAACTCCAACCCTTTCTCTTTGGTGTCGCCGATGTAGTAAACGTTACTGCCACCTGCTGATTTTCGGGCACCTGCAATGAGCGTGGAATTAAGACCCCAGGCATAGGTGATACCTGTTCGTCGCCCTTTAGGGATAGCAAGTATGGACACATCCAATTTCAGGCACTCAACTTGATGTGCCATCAGCACGCCGTCTGCCAGCGGGTTAAAGTCAGCAGGAATTTCCCTGGCACGCGGTGGCAGTTCGTCCCACTCGACAACACGTACTGTCGATGCCAGCGGCTTCATTCCTTTCGGCTCGCTCATCATTTGATCCCCAGCACTTTCTCACGCCAGAACTGCACCTGCTCTTCACTCAGCCCCTGAGCATTAGCGACCTGATCGAGATTCTCCTGCTGTTCTTGCAGCAGGCGCTCACGCGCTGTGCGCTCGATTTCCTTGCGTTCGTCTAATGAGGCCTTACGAGCCTGTAACACGTCTTTTGCTGCACGAGCCAAATGGCGAACGGTATCAATATCGGGGTTTTCTTCAGCCTGAGCAGCAAAGGTCGCATGGGTAGTGAGCGTCGTGACTGCCTGCACCATTAGCGCCCCGGCTTTTTCATCAGGGTTTTCGCCCAGTTCACTGACCAGCAGCCGTGCCATCTGGTCTTGTTCACGCATGCGGGACACGACTTGTTCAAATGATTGTTTATAGCGTCCTAACGCGCTGCGCGACGGCGTCTCGCCCGCGTTCGGGAAATGCTGGCGAATGTCAGCGATCAGCTCATCGAGCGTCAGCCCATCTTCTCGCAGTCTGCGTTCGATGTGTGAACGGACATCATTTGGCAACTTGTGAATAGTGGATTTACGGCCCATCTAATCAGCCCCCCGCGCCGGGACGTTTAACGCCGGGGATAATGGCGCGGCCAGCTGCTGCATCTGCGCCGCGTTCGGTCAGTCTTGCGACTAGCACGGTTTCGATATCATCAACAGTGACCAGCCCTTGCTCTTCAAGCCATCGCAATTCAGATTTGACCTGGTCACGGCTGGGGGCATGGCCATATCGAGTTAACGCTGAATAAATCACAGAGCTGTTGCTGCTGTAGCTCGGCATTTCAGACAGAAACCGCAGCATGACAAGACGCTGATCCTCGCGTAAAAAATTGGCAAAATTATTACTCACCATGCCCTCCTTATTTGTTCAGTAGATAGTCGTTGATAGTTTCAGTTCTGCGAGAAATCGCGGAAACCTGAGCCATCAGCCCGTTTAACCCCGCTTCGGTGCGGCTCAAGTTGCTAATCAGCTCAGTGACCTGGGCTTGCGTCGGCACTTGTTTCACTTGTGCTTCCAGCGTCGTGATGCGGGTGCGCAGCTCCAGCAGCTCCTGCTGGCTGGCAGATTGACGACCGATCAGCCACGTATAAACCCCAACTACCGCCATCAAGATCCACTGCAAAAACTGCCAGTTGAAACTCAGTTCATTTATTCCCACATTCGCCTCCCTGGGCGCATTGAATGACATCGACTAATCGACCAGCGCACAGGCCGTACTGGTCATAAAGCTGTTTTTGCGCAATGGCCATGTCGTCCATGCTGTTACTGACTACGGCCACTGGGCGCTCGCACGGCACCGCTAGTCGAGCTGGCAATACCGGTTGTGGCAGCAACAGCGGCACGTTCGCGAGCTGCTTCGAGCTGTTGCATGACGTCAGCGTCAAACACGCACATAACACGGCTGTTAGCTGTCTTTTTGAGAGCGGCACGAATGGCCTCCGTTGATTTTTCGTCCGCGACTTGGCGGGCGTTGATTTGCTGTGCCAGCTGCTTGCTGGCTAGATTGGCGTTAGCGGTGAGTTCGCGAGTACCCACGATAAAATCATTCAGGGCGTTGGCGGCCTGCTTGGTTTCTGCGCGGGATTGCACCAGTTGAGTATCTGCCACACCGCTCTCGTAACCGTTGCTGTGAATGGCCCACACGGCAGCGGCAATCAGTACCGCGTACACCAGATATTTGGCGAATGCTCTGATTGCCTCAGTCATCACATACCCCCAATCCCCAGCCAGCAGCAGAATACAGAGGTTGCCAGCGGTGAATAATGCGGTCGGGGTAGCCGCGATTCTCGCGGAAGTTGGCAGCGCTGCGTCCGGCATTCACCCGTTCGACCTGTTCCCAGTAACGAGCGCTATCTAGTCCGCGCTGTGTAGCCAGCTTACGGTCACGCTGTACCCATCCCAGCCCGCCGTTGTAGGCCGATAGCGTAAATGCCATCCGGTCACAGTTGCTGGCCGTTGCACTGATTCGCTGCCAGTGCCAGAGGTTGTAACGCACCAGTGCCCGCATCGCCCACGCCGGGTTATACGGCTGATTAGATCCCAGCTCGGCAGGATAAATCCCGGCAATCCACTGCGACGTTGCAGGCATAAATTGCGCCAGCCCCTGCGCACCGACGGGAGATCGTGCGTTGATTTTCCACGTCGATTCCTGATGAATTTGCGCCGCGAATGTCGCAACAGGGGCATTGATGCCCCATATCGCCCTCGCATTACGCGTTAATTCGCTCTGGTAGCGGCGGGCATCGGGTGGGATATCCGCCAAAACAGGAGTGGCGTGGCACGCACTCAGCAGCAGTGATAGCAGGATTAGCGCACGCATCATCACAGCCCCAGCGTCACGCCCAGTACAACAGCCAGAACAATCAGCGCTCGTCGCAGCAGAACGGCGGCAAATACGCGCTCATAACCCGTCGCAATCGGGTATTCCGGTTCATTACGGCCACCGACACCAGGCACGGGTTTCCCCTGTGTCTTTCTCCAGTCATCAATCAGATAACTGCCGGGACTGGCGTATGGGAACAGGGCGCGGTCGAGGTGATAGCCGAGCACCACAGCGACGGAGACGAGAGACAATTTATAAACGGTAATGCTGAGTTGGACGGGTGAAACCAGCGCAATAACGATCAGCAGAATAACCGCGAGAATGATCCAATTACGCAACCGCTGCGGAAAAACTTTATGAATAAGTGACATGTGAGATTCCCTGGTGTTGAAAGAAATGACAACAAACAGGGACATTGTGATCGGGTGCGGGCGGGATGTAATTTGCCCTCGGACAGATTATTTAACCTGTCTCAGAGATCAATATGGCGATGATTTTTTATCACATCACAGAGGGCATTATGAAATCGTCAAATTCTGATAAAAACACTCAAAATGCATCAAAGCATCCCGAAATTATTAACACGGAAATACGGCAGATACTAACTATCGAACATGGCTACGGTTTCAACAAACAAATTGGCCGTGGCTCATTACTAAAGTCCATAGCCAACTTACATAGTGGTCGTGATACCAGACGCTGAGTACTATTCTTTTCCAGCAGCGGCCCGAAAAACCGTTGTCCAATGCTTGATTCGGGCTGCCTGTATATCTACAACTACTTTCGCTTTTTCTTTTATCTCATTGTTTTGATTTAGTGCTCTAATAGCATGTTCAGAATACATGTCAGTTACTGCTTGATCCCAAATTTTCAGCCTATCTTCAGCAGAACAATCAGCGAATAAAGCCATAATGACCATCTCGTCTATATCCGAAATAGTTTCGAGTTGAAGCACTTTGAGCTGAAGTTCGTTATGTGATGTAGTCAGTGCGTTTAGAGCATTTACCAATTGTTCTTGCAGAACACGATCCATACTAAAATCCTCGTCAAAGCCAGCAGTATGCCGGCTTATCATTATTTAGCGACTGATGCAGTAACCCCTGCCGAACAGCCTTTTTGCCCGCGTATTTGCTGCAACTGTGCCAGACGAGTATTCGCACTTTCTAATGCGCTGTTCTTCTCCATCGTATTTCCAATACCGAAATCACCCAGGAACGACAGAACAGAACGACCATCAAATTGGCTTTCTTTCTCTACATGCTTGAGATAGCCGTGAACCTTTGCTTCCTCTAACTCAATTTCACGGCACGTCATCGTGTCTTTCTCGTATTGAGTGATTTCACCCTGTCGGCCATAGTTTTTAGTAGAACAGCCCACCAGAACGGTTAAAGAGGCTGCAACAATCCAGAGGTAACGCATATCACTACTCCTTGCTGTGTAAAAAAGAAAAAATGAAATTTACCACTTTTCGCCTGTAAACGTTTTTGGATGTATTTCATCAATACAAAGGGCGTTCCAAAATATTTTTTCAAAAACAGACTCAGGATTTACTGTATTGTTTGATGCAACAGTTGCTCGTCTTGACTCGTCATCCTCAAGCGCACCGCCCGTGATAACAAGTTTATCCTCTTGCAAAGACACAACAAACCTTACCCTGCCTGTATAGGCTCCAAATGAATTTTTACTATTCACAGAACCGCAAACGGCGACATCCTGCTCCCCTCTGATGATATACAGGTTTGAAAATTTTGCGGATTCAGGGTCTTTTAATCGCTCCGCAACCGAAATTTTTGCATTACGTTTTATTTTTTCTTCTACTGAATCACAACCGATCAATATTAACGCGATTATAGTTACCCAGAGATAACGCATTCTGACTCCGTTTCATTCCATGCATCCAATAAATCTTATAGGTATAAATGTTCTCAATGAGAACAAATCAGCCCGTTTTTTTAACTTGTTTCAGCTCTGCGGATAGCACCTGTAGTTGTTTTTCCATATCAACTATTCGCTGTTTTTCCTCAGCGCCTCGCAGCAGATCTCTGCGAACGTCTGGATCCAACTGATTCATCAGCTCAAGAAGCTTAAGGTCGGACTGGCTAAACGTTTGTTCTGACGATTCTGGAGCACTAGGCATTCCATCAATGCGCATTACCCCCCGTCCCGTTAACAGCCAGTCGATGGATATACCCAATTGAGTTCCTATCGCTATCAATGCCTCTGCATTAGGTTCTCGTTCACCACGCAAATAGTTCTGCAACGAGCGGTATGGGATACCGACCGCTTCAGATAATCCCTTGATATTAAAACCATGCGCGTCCATCGCTTCACGCAGCCTTTCTTTTATACCCATTTGAACACATTCCGGTTTGACATACCCGTTCGGGTGCGTACAATAGACCCAATAGAGTACACAATAACCCAACGGGAACACTATGAACAAACGAAAGATTTTGGCCCGTCTGATTGAGCGTGACAGCAATTTTCGCCAGTTCGCGCTATGTGGCGGCTATGAACCGCGCACAGTGACGCAAGTGGTGAGCCGCTGGGCGGGTAAGACTGATCTACCTCGTGGACGTCTGACGTACAAAATTCTGCGCGACCTCTCAGTGACCATCGGCGCAGAGGTTATCCCCGGCATCCTGAATGAAGTGGAGTAAAGCGATGAACAAACCACAAACATCAAGCTCTGGCGCACGCATTCTGCGCGTTCTCAAAGCCCTGCGTGGCCACACGCTGAATGGCGTTTCAAACAGCGATTTAGCAAGAGCGCTAGAGGAATCCCCCGCAAATATCAACAGAGCGCTAAACACTCTGATTGAAGAGGGGCTAGCCCAAAAATTAGATAACGGCCGTTTTTCGCTCGGTGTGCAAGTGCTGCAAATCGCCGTTGCTCACAGCAATGAAATGGCACGGGCACAAGGGCGTATTGATGAACTGAATCAGCGAATTCTTGCTGGTAGCCGATAAACGAGAGAGGAACGCAACTATGCCACGTACAGCAACACAATCTACTGAACTAGCCGCTGACGCAACGCTGAAAGACGGCCTGAATGTGACATTGAATGAAATGGCAGAGCACCGCATTGCTGTGATGAATCAGTTCGGTGACGGCGCGGTTTATGAGCGTGACCGCATTGTGCATGAAACCCGGTTCTATATGGCACAAAGCGCCGAGGCCATGTTAGAAGCGGGTAAACGGTTGGTAATCCTGAAAGAGAATGAACCGCACGGTGATTTTACGGAAATCATCGAATCGCAGTTAGGCCTGTCCAAGCGCACAGCTCAGGTAATGATGCAAGCCTCTCTCAAATATCTGTCTCCGAAACTGGAGTCAAAAGCGCAGGCGCTTGCGCTTTTGGGTAAAACCAAACTTTTCGAGCTAATGACTGAAGATGATGAAGAACTGGCAGCATTAGCGGAGGGCGGCACGGTTGCAGGTATGACGCTGGACGACATCGACAGAATGACGAGTCGTGAACTGAAAGCGGCGCTACGCGATGCACGCGCCGACGCTGACGCACAGCGCCGCGTTTTGTCTGACAAAAACGAAAAAATAGACGATCTCAGTGCACGGCTAGAAAAAAAATCTCGAATTTCTCTGCCTACTCCCAGCGAAGAAGCTGAAAAATTGCGCAAAGAAGTTAGCGCAATTGCGTATGACGCAGAATCGGCTATGACAGTTCGGCTGCATACAGCGTTTTCAACGCTACAGCAATATTGCATGACTCATCAAATAGATACGCCTGTAGATTTCATGAATGGCCTGATATGTCAGGTTGAGTCTGCTATCAACAACCTCCGTAACAGTTTCGATCTGGAGGCAACACCGACCGGAACTAATCGCCCGGCGTGGATTGATGCAAGCGAGGGTGAGTGATCATGACTGTTAATAGTAATAACAACGGAATATTACCCGCGGGGTTAGGTGAACGACTGGCTAACTCTGACGAATGTTTGCAGGCACAGAGAGAACGAATTCGTGCTCGTCGTCAGCGTCGTCACGCTGCCCGCATGTTCGCTGATAAGACGTCACAGTCGATAGGCCAGCGTATCAATGCGGCGATTCACCGCGTTCGTAAATGGTGGAAACGATGAGCGGCGCACTGACAGAACGACTGGTTGCAATAGCACAGGCCGCACGTAACGCGGCACACGGCGGGCGTGGCGCAATCTATGACAGCGCATGTGATGAGCTGGGACTGTCTCGCGCAACGCTGTTACGCAAGCTGAAGGGAGTTTCTATGCCAGCAACACGTAAACGTCGGAATGATGCCGGAAAAAGCGCACTGACTCGCGACGATGCGCTAATGATTTCCGCGTTGCTGACAGAGTCAACGCGTAAGAACGGCAAGCGTTTGTATTCAGTTGCGGACGCTGTCACAGAGCTGCGTGCAAACAACATGATTACTGCTGAATTTACAGATACAGCAACGGGTGAAGTTCGTCCGCTGTCAGAAAGCACAGTGATTCGTGCCATGCGCACATACGGCGTGCATCCCGATCAGTTGATGGCACCAGAACCCAGCACCAGACTCGCCAGTCTGCATCCTAATCACGTCTGGCTGATTGATGCGTCACTCTGCACGCTCTATTACCTGAAAAACGGCAAAAAAACGACAGGATTACAGGTAATGAGCAATGACGAGTTTTATAAAAACAAGCCGAAAAATCTGGCGCGTATCGCGAATGACCGCGTGTGGAGCTATGAGATTACCGATCATACTAGCGGCTGGACTTACGTTGAGTACGTGCTGGGTGCGGAATCCGGTGAAAACCTCTGCTCTGTGCTGATTAACGCGATGCAAGAACGCGGCGGCGCTGACGTGCTGCACGGTGTGCCGCAAATCCTGTTTATGGATCCTGGCTCTGCAAACACCGCAGCGATGACGCGCAATCTGTGCAAATCACTGGGCATTGAAATGATCGCTCACAAAGCGGGAAACGCACGCGCAACGGGGCAAGTTGAGAAAGCGCGGGACATTATCGAACGCAAATTTGAGCCGGGCCTCAAGTTCGTTGAAGTAAACAGTCTGGACGAATTGAACGCGATGGCGAAGCGCTGGCGCAGCCATTTTAACGCGACAGCAATTCACAGCCGCCACGGCCAGACACGGAACGATATCTGGTTGCGCATCACGGCTGAACAACTGATTAAAGCGCCGTCTGTGGACGTCTGCCGCGAGTTGGCTATCGCTGCGCCAGAACGCCGCAAAGTCCAGCCGACGCTCGAAATCTCGTTTCAGGGCCGCAAGTACGATGTGTCAACTGTGCCTTCCGTCATGATTGGCGAGGCTGTAATGGTCACACGTAATCCGTGGCGTACAGACGCCGCACAGATAGTGCTGACTGGCGAAGATGGCCACGAGGTATTTCACATTGTCGAAGAGGTGCCAGAGAACGAGTTTGGATTCTCAACGAATGCCGCGATCATCGGCGAAAGCTATAAAAAACCCGCTGACACCGTTACTCAGCACGTTAACCAGCAAATTGAACAACTAGTGACGGGCACTGATTCAGCAGAAGCCGCAGCCGCATCGCGCAAAGCGCGGGCTGTGCCGTTCGGTGGCCAGTTCGATCCGTACCGCACTATCGATGATTCGACATTACCAGCCTATCTGCCGAAACGCGGTACCGCCTCAGATGTTCGCGGCCCGCGTATCGAACAGCGCCCGCTGACTCACGTTGAAGCCGCGAAGCAGCTGCGTGAGCGAATGACAACAAACGGCCACAGCTGGACGGCGCAGCATTACCAACAGTTAGTCGCGCAATACCCTGATGGCGTTCCGGCTGACGAAATTGAAAACGTTGCCGAGTCGCTGACTACAGCACCTGCAACCGCTAACGTCGTTGGCATTCGTTAATAAGGGGCGGACATGTTGCAACTGAAAAACATTATGGCCAACCACGGGATCAATCAGGGCACGCTGGCAACCGCAGCAGGCATATCGCAGCCAGCAATCGCGCAACTGGTTAATCACGGAATCTGGCCAAAGCGCGACGCCGAGGGTATCAGGCAGAGTATTTCCCACGCGTTGTCACATCGCGGTATCGATCCAAACGGGGCATTTGAAGAAGTCCCGGCAGCCAGCACAACCACCGGGACAGACGTCCCACAGCAACAGGCAAGTGATGAGGAGACAGAAAATATGCTACTGAAAAAACAGGTACTACGTCCAGCAACAAAAAAAGCGTTTGGTATGTTCCGCGACCCGTTCGATGACGCGGCGATGCAAGGCGCAGACGACGTTTTCATAACGCCGGATACACGTTACGTGCGTGAAGCGCTCTACCAGACCGCCCGCCACGGCGGTTTGATGGCCGTTATCGGGGAATCCGGCGCGGGTAAATCAACACTGCGCCGCGACCTGATTGAACGCATCAACAGAGAAAACGCCCCGATCATCGTTATCGAGCCGTATGTGCTGGCGATGGAAGACAACGACGTCAAAGGCAAGACGCTGAAGGCGGCGGCGATTGCCGAGGCGATTATCAGCACTATCGCGCCGTTAGAGGGCATCAAACGCAGTCAGGATGCACGTTTTCGTCAGTTACATCGTGTACTGAAGGACAGCTGCACAGCGGGCTACAGTCACGTTCTGGTGATTGAAGAAGCACACAGTCTGCCGATCCCCACACTGAAGCACCTGAAACGATTTTTTGAGCTGGAAAGCGGGTTTAAAAAACTGTTATCCATCGTTCTGATCGGCCAGCCAGAACTGGCGGTGAAATTGTCAGAGCGCAACATGGAAGTCCGCGAAGTCGTCCAGCGCTGCGAAGTCGTCGAGTTGCTACCGCTGGATAATTCTCTGGAAGATTTCCTGCAATTCAAGTTTGCCCGCGCAGGAAAAAAATTGGCTGAAATCGTTGATGACAGCGCGATTGACGCTATCCGGGCGCGACTGAGCAACCCAGTTAACAACCGCAAGAACATCGTTAGCCTGTTGTACCCGCTGGCCGTCAGCAACCTGATGATTGCCGCGATGAATCTGGCCGCTGAAATCGGCGTGCCTGTCGTCAATGCTGATGTGATCAAGGGGGTTTAGATGGCCGACGTTAAACGCTACGGAGTTAACTGGTTCGGCGAGCTGGATTTGGTTGTTGAAGTCGATCATGACTTGGTCACTGACGACACACTGACAGAAATCAATACATTCTGGGGTGACAGCAGCTCCCGTTTGCGTGATGCAGACGGCAATGTATTGATTGCAGTGCTCAAGATGCTAGGTCGGCGCTGTTTTCAGTTAACTACAGCATATGGCTATAGCGTTCAGGAGCTGGTTCGGGAGTTTGAAACAATAGAAGGATGGCCATTCATGGATGGATCCGAAGGTTTCAAAATCATTGACTGCGACGAATTGGCGTTCGACAAGTCTGATATTTCCGTTAGTGACGTCGTCGAATAACACGCACGGGGGGTAACAATGAAATCTATCCCGAATATTAAGCAACAACTGGCCGACCTCAATTTAGCTCTGGCATCACTGAACGCGATGAATGCAATAGTACAGAGCGTAATGATGTGTGGTAAGCAGCCCGTTATCCGTATCGCGAGAAATAGCCACTGCACGAAGCTGATTGAAAGCGGTAAAGCGACATATAACAAATTTGGTTGTGGTGACGCGGGGCCATATCGTCAAGGAGTATTTGAACAGCATGGGTGCCGCATTATCTGGTCTGAATCTCTCCATTAATGAGGAAATAAACGTGGAAATTAATAAATCCGAATATATGACTGACCGCAAAGGTCGTCTGGTGCCAATTAGCCAGATCTCTGCGTACGATCTGGAAATGGATGCATTTGTGAATGATGCTATTCATGACGCGAAGTTGAAAAACCAAGACCTGCGCGACTTCAAAAAACGGTCATTCGATAATTGCTATGCCTGGCTGGATTTGATTGCCGAAAAATATGGCCGCACTCGCGGCGGCGCTAAGGGGAATGTAACGTTTCCGTCGTTTGACGGCAGCAAGCAAATCACTATCAAAGTACAGGACTCGCTGGCGTTCGGCCCAGAACTACAGGTAGCAAAAGACCTGATCGACGAATGTGTGAAGGAGTGGTCAAAGGGAGCCGATGAAAAGCTGCTGGTGATAATCGATGATGCATTCCAGGTAGATAAAGAGGGAAACCTCAGCACATCACGGATTCTGTCCCTGCGCAGGGTAAAAATTGAGGATGAACGCTGGAAACAGGCGATGGAGGCGATTTCAGAGTCACTATTGGTCACCGTATCGAAGACATATATCAATTTTCGGGAGAAAGACGAGTCGGGAAAATTAGTTAATATCCCGTTGGATATCGCCGCCATTTAATTATTAAAAAATGAAATTGCTTTTATTTCGGCGTCAACGCCGGGGAATCCTGCACCCGTAATTCAGTAAAAACACTACTTTGGAGAATGATTATGGCCCACATATCACCAGTAAAACGCCTGGAAAAAACAGCGCAATTTATCCGCCTGGCTACCCGTCAGATTCAGGAAAACACCCCTGAATTGGCACTGCGCACTCTGAAAAACGCAGAGAACGAGATCAACATCCTGCGTAAAGACCCCAAGTCTGAGGAACTGCCATCATGAAAATGCGCTATGTAAACCGTTCTTCTCTATATAAGGAGGCTCTCCAGAAATGGGGGCCTGAAGCACAGATGGTGAAACTGACGGAGGAAACAGGCGAACTGGTTGCCGAAGCCGCCCGCAGTATTAATGGTGTCGGTAATGAGGTTGCGCTGGCAAGTGAAATGGCTGACGTCGAAATCATGATCGAACAGTTTCGTTTAAATGGACTGGGCAAGTTAATTGATTTTCAGAAAGAACAGAAATTGCAGCGTCTGGCGCAGAGATTGGGGGTGGAATATGTCAGCGACAAATAAAAATGTACCTGTGAAATGCACCCGTTGTCGTAACAGCCATCAGCTATCTGAACGGATAGAAAAGCGTGATTTTAAAGAGAAAGCATTCCCGATTTATGATTTGATCTGCCCGCGCTGTGGTGGAAAAAACTATTACGATTTAACGCCGCAGATCGCATGGTGTTGGGCTAGTGGTCTTATTGAGATCGGCGATGCGTTACCTACAGATAATGCAGATGGTTCAGGTGCTATTCAGATAGCTATAGGGCCAAAATTCGCATTAAAAAATTGGCTGGCAGTTGTTGCCCGCCACGGTAAAGGTGAGAGTGCAGGAAAACTGTTAGTTCCCGGCGTACCTGAAGCGTCAAATGGTGATGAAGCACTGAAAGCATTAGAAACATGGTTAAAGTGGTGTAAGCCAAGAGAACTAGATGGAATTACAGTTGCGTGTGGGGGTGATGCATGATTATCGGTTTTTTATTACTGGTTTCAGCCTGCGGACTCGATGCCTGTGACGCGATGCCTGTTTCGAATGATATTTATCTGACAGAGGAGTCCTGCACTCTGGTAATGGACGCTATTAATGAACGCCGCCCATCTGCTGTTCTGATGTGTGTAGCAGTGTCGAGGGAGGATGTCGATGAACAGAAACCAGCTAATTAAACTGATACACGTTGCAAAGCGTGACCGCAAACTGGATGACGATACATACCGCCAGTTCCTGGTTAACTATGCAGGCGTCAACAGCACGAAGGATATGACAGAACAGCAGCTGCAACAGGTACTAGATGCAATGAAGCAGCTGGGTTTCAAAGTCAAAAGTACAAAGCCTCATAGGATCACAGCAACTGATGCACAGTCTAAAAAAATACGTGCGTTATGGCTGGAGATGTCTAATGCAGGCTACGTTCGTGACAGTTCTGAGCGTGCGATCAATGCATACGTACATCGCATCACTGACGTCGGGCGGTTGGAATGGCTCAGTACAGACCAGGCCAGCCGTGTTATCGAATCACTAAAGCAATGGCAGGCCCGCGAAACGTAAGGCTCAGTCTGTTCAGTGAGGGGTAAATCATGATCACGACGATGGAAGAGAAGCGTCATAAGCTGTTGTCTGAGGTAGCCGATCACGTCGCGGAGACGGCGGCGGATTACGGCTGTTCTACAGAGCACGCTGAACAACTGGGGCTGGCCGTCGCTAATTTCCTGGCTGAACATTTCGGCGGGCAAAATTTCACGTTCCCGCGTGACTATGTCTATAAGCTGGCTTTGCGTGATCTACAGATTTACAACGAGCACAAAGGCAATAACTGGGCCGAGCTAAGTTCAAAATACGGCATCACGGAACGTGGTCTGCGAAAGCTGATTCATCGTGTTCATCGACGCATGATGAAAAGCCGACAACCGAATCTGGATTTGTTCGACAGCGCAGAGTAAAATTAAGGGCAGAAGAGTTAAATTTTCTGCCCTTGTTTCTTTTACAGTATGTGAAAGGTAATTACAGTAATCTATCCCGATAAATCCCCAGTGGTCTCACTAAATCCCATTTATCTCAGATTCTCTTAGTTGTTTATCTCACTTCTGATCACCACTTGCTTAAACATGCACACCACTCCCTTTTCTCATTATTAACATTGGCTATTCTCGCCATTTATCATTCTTAACAACGACGCCAGAGGAACCTTATCCAGGTCATGTCTTTGTTAAAGAAAGAAAAATAGCAGCAATATTCATTCCAATGCTATGGAGCAGAAGAAAATGTGATGAAGTATGTGAATAAACAACAAGATGAAAGTAATTATTCTTGATTGTGTAATACTGATTAATCATAGGGTTAAGCATGAATGACATCGGTGACGAGCAAGTGACTAACAGGGAAGGAAAAAGGATGGAAATGCAGAGAATTTGAGGAGGATATGTTGATGAAGAGACTTTAATGAAAATAAAAAAGGCAACACACGCACCGAAAACGATCGTTTACAGTACGTGATTGCCCATTTTTATCCGCTTGATACCGTCTTAAACGTAAACATTAAGCTGGTTATTTGCCGTCGGGCGATTAATCCCATCGGCTATGGGTGGCTTAAAGACCGATGCGTTATTTTCGTACGTCGTCCGGGTTTCGGGTAGACGCGTCCTGATTAGGGTAACCAGACAGCTGAGACGAGCGGGAAATGCCCTGAACATGATCAGGTTTGTCAGGCATGGTGCTATATGACACTGGATAAACTAGGTTGAGACCAATCAT